AAGTAGTTCCGGCAGCGGTCAGGGTGGGCGTAGGAGTGATACCCAGCGGGGTGGAGGCGTTGCCGCCGATGAGCGTCTGCTCTTCGCCCACCATGACACCTTGCAGCGTGGCCTGAATCGTCACGCCCTGAGCATCGGGCTTGAGGTTGAGAGCGGCCAGTCGCGCTTCCCAAGAGACGGAGCCCTCGAGGCCCATGGTCTTGTAGCTTGCCAATTGGTCCTGAACCGTGATGGCGGAAGCGGCCGCGCGCTCGCCCTCAGGCACGCCGATGGAGACGTTGTTGACGTTGATGCCGGTGACCCTCTTCCAACGGTGCGCCGTGCCGCCATCGGCGGGGACGCGGGGGAGGCTGGAGATCAGCGGAATCAACTGCTTGAACGGGTGCATTTCCTGAACGATGCGGCTCAGGTCGTACCACACCAGCCCTGTGTTCTGGTCAACAGTGTCGGCCTTTGCGAGAGTGCCAACACGCTCGTCAATGGCCTGCTTGAAAGTGTCGCTTTGCAGGAACTTCTCAAATTCATTCATCTCAGATTCTCCTATTGCCGAGTTGTTGACTACGAACTGGAACCGCTGTGAACTGCGCTGACCGGTCTAGTTGCCGCCCAGGTCAATCTTGAAGTTGGGGTCATTGATCGACTTCGCAAACCCGCTGCCAGGGGTGCACATCAGGCCGAAAGCGCGCGCCGTTGCCTGCTCAGAACTGCGCTGGTCGTTCGGGTCGGCTTCGGAGAGCGATTTATTGATCATCCGGTTGAAGTCGGCCTTGCCGTCGCTGGCCGGGAAGACGTCTCTGGTCGAACTGGCAACGAACAGCTTCGGGCGGCGGCCGGCGGAGGGCTGATTCTCAATCACAGACATCTGGCCCTTCAGGAAAGCGTTGTCGGCAATCAGCGGGGCGGTGGCTTCGGCCACAGCGGCCTTGACCATCGTCGCAATCGCAGCCGCCGAATAGGGAGAATCGCCAGCGCCGCGGTAACTGTTGCCCTCAACTTCGCCTTCAGTCATGCGCCGAGTGGAAAGCTCTTCGACGTTCTCCGAATCAGGCTTCTCGCCCAAGTCGGTTTCCGCCTTCTCGCCATCCCATCCGGTCATGGCCTTGACGAGTGCGGCGTGAGCAAGTTCGTGGTGGTCGGCAATGTCGTTCATGTGTCCCGAAAGCGCCGTGAGGTGCTTCTTGAACTCATCGCCGCCGTCGGCCGCCTTGCCCATGCACTTGTGAAGAGCCTCAAGTTCATCGACCGCCTTGCCGTGGGAGGCCGATGCCTTCTTGATGTGGTCATCGGCCTTCTTGATGGCCGCCTTTTTTCCTGCCGTGAAGCGCTTCTGGAGGTCAGTATCCATGATGGTGCTCTCCTTTTTCTTGGTGCTGCCCGGCCAGTCGGTCGGCAGAAGGTGGGTAGCGTTCAGCGCTTTCGCGCGTGTGACGATGTGAGCCTTGGCTTTCTCGGGGTCCGATGCGCGGCCAATGGCCTGGATTGCGTTCTCAAGATCCTTCACGGTCTGGACAGGGAAAGAACCGTCGGGAAGCGCTACCCCAGTGCTACCGAGGTGCTTCCGTTCCTTTTCGCTGAACTCCCGCTTCTCAAGGTCAACGCCGTCCGCAAACTTGGCGGTCAGGGTAGCCATCTCATCAGCGGTTAGTTCCTCGGACTCAGCAGGACTCGGATTCGTGTCCTGTGCGGCTTTGGCAAGGTCCGGAAGGGCAATCTTCCCCATTCCGAGAATCGTCCGGAACGTGTCAAGCGCCTTTTCCATCAAAGTCTCGTTACTGGTTTGATTCTCCATCGACCCTCCAAAGGCGAGTCCGCCGGCAATCTTCACGATGTCGATGCGGCAGTCGGAATTCGCCGGCCGGTCTACGAGGCTGATCTCTCGCAAGGAAAGAGCCTTGACCACATCGCCCACCTTCTCCAGTTTGGAACCGCCGATGCTGAAGCCCTTATAGACGCCGTCCTTGCATTTCTTCCATGCGACGGCATCGCTGATCTTGGCACCGATGTACAGCCCTTTGGCATCGACGTGAGCCTCTTTCGTGACGCCCACGGCAGAGGAGGTGTGCATCTCGCGGATGTTCGCCCACTTCATGTAGTCGGGGAGGGCTGCCTTGATGGCGTCCAGCGGAACAATCTCCCCCTGCAGGTCCTTTGATGGCGTTGAGGCATAGCCCCAGACCATTCCGCTCTGCGCGTCCACCTTTTCAATCGGGAGAAATACGCTGAAATCGTCCATCTGGCTCCTGTAAACGCAAAAAGGCCCGGACGATTGAGCTTTGATAAGCCGTCACGTCCGAGCCAGATTGTTTCTGTACCCGTCGATTGAGATATTACCACAGCAGGACAGATAAGCTCTTCAGGACAAAAAGAGCCCGACATCTTCGCAGGATGCCGGGCAGGAGGACTATGTGTTCCAAGGAGGTCGCCGGTACCACCGGTCTAACGAGATTCTACGCGAGTCCTGTCGGCCTCTTCTTTCTTGAGTTTTTCGATCAGTCCTTGATATGCATAGTTGAGCACGTCAATTTGCTTCATCTCATTGCCGTCACAATAGAGGCGCTTCTCCCAATAACAACTCCCGTCAGTTGCATGGGTTGCAACTTCCTCAATCTTCACCCGCTCCTCTGGCGTCTTCGTCTTGGCTTCGATGCGGGCGCGGCGGGCGGCCATCATTGCGTCCACCTTGAAAGATCGTTCCTCCTCAGTCTGGGCGCCTGGGCCAAACTTTACTGCCTCATTAAACGTGGCAGGCCCAAGCAGTTCATCGGCAATCACGCGAGCCGCAGCGGCCATACCTGAGCGAGAGTATGAACTTCCAGAATCAGAATTATACGCATCGCACATCTTTTCGATCAGGTGGCCGTCGAGCGGCGCTGGTTGTTCCTTGCGGATGTTGCGATTGGCGAGCACAGCGTTGATTACCGCGATTGCTTCAGCCGATATGCCGCCGTACAAAGATGTATTCAGCTTATTGCATTCGCGGTCGCTTAGCGGTGCTCCTGGTTCCGTGGGGGGCATTCCGAGGATACTCAAAATCTCTGTAACCTCCATCGGAAGCACTCCATGCTTTCTCAGTTTCTTCACTTGTTCATTGGTTATTTGTAGCATTTCATCTCCTTCTGTCCTGCTGTTTGTTGGTTAGTTTCCTACTTCCACGGTTGCCACTTCTCCCAGGTGCATCCCGCCGATCATGACCCTATCGGCTACCTCTTCGAGCGTCTTCTTTCGGTCCCACACGAAATTGAACGCCGCAGGACCAACCTGGACCATGCGGAACTCATCGTTTGGGAACTGGGTTTCGAGCGAGTCGGCCACATTGGACAATACGTCGAACTCGCCGCCGGGCTTGAACACCTTGCCTTTGCCGGCTGCCAGGATGACGGTCTTGTGGGTCCTGTTGCCGGGTGCAAACATCTTGATGGTGAGCTTCTTCACTTCGACTCCTTGTAAATCTTCCACTGTTCGGCAAGCCACTCAGGACTTACCGGAGGCGGTGTGTTAGTTGGCTGCATGTTAACCTTTCTGCGATTCAAGTCCTGATCGCGGCGATGCCTAGACCAGCGCCTCGCGGGCCACGGTCGCTCGGCTGTTTGCGTAACCGCGGACTTGATCCATGTGCTTAATCCACTCGTCGTGTCCGGCCTGTTCATGGATCGTCTCAAGCGACATTGCGGCCTCCGTGAGCGCATTTCTAAGCCGCTTCACTTCTTGCCCAAGTTGACCGCTAGATTCTGCTGCGTATTCCATCTGATCCTTGAGCAGCTTGGTGCGCTCACCAAGGGTCTGGTATGGGCCGGTTGCCGCAGGAAGGATTTCTTCCACTTCATCCAATTCGTAAATCACGCCGTCATGTAACTCATGCCCCTCACTGCAAGACATGTTTGGGAACTGTCCAGGTGCTACCAATCTGCTGAGTAATTCTTGCGTCCGTGCGTTCATTTGCTTCCTTTCTTCAGGCACCGCAGTGCCAGCGACGAAGTTACTTGGCTTTCTTCTGTTTGTTGAG